ATTCCAGAAAGATCTGTTGAATGTTGCTTAAGGAGACCTATTAGTAGAAACACACATTACTTATTGACAGAGGAAGAAGCAAATATTTTGAGAAGAGATAGAAGAGTTCTTGCTGTAGAACTTTTACCATCAGAACTTGGATTAGTAGTTATTCCTCATTGGTCACAAACAGCAACTTTCCAAAAATCAGATGTGGGGATTACAAGCACTCAAAAAAATTGGGGGTTGCGTAGATGTATTGGAGTGAATGGAATCCCAACATCTGTTAATGGATGGTCTTATCCAACTGCTGCTGGAGGAAGTAGCACAACAACTGCCACAATAAAAACTACAAGTTCTGGAAAAAATGTAGATATTGTTGTTGTTGATTCTCATATTAATCCTAATCACCCAGAGTTTGCAGTAAATGCTGATGGAACTGGAGGAAGTAGAGTTAATTTATTCAACTGGTTTCAATACAGTTCAGCGTTAGGTTATAATAGTTCTGGTTCTTATAGTTATGCAAATATTTCTTCCAATCATGGAACTCATGTAGCAGGAACTGTGGCAGGAAATACTCAAGGTTGGGCAAGAGATGCAAATATTTACAATATGGAGTTTAGTTATGCTGGAGCAATTACATCAGGAGCTCCAGCAGCTGGGCAAATTGTAACCTCAAATTGGGCTTTATATATTTTTGATTACTTACGTCAATTTCATAGAAATAAACCTATCAATGCTACAACAGGGAAAAGAAATCCTACAATTACTAATCACAGTTGGGGATATAGTTATAACCCAATTTATCTTAGTTCAGTGTCTTCAGTAACTTACAGAGGAACTACTACAACTCTATCAGGAACTGATGTACAAAGAAAAGCAACATTAGAAGCAAGAGGAGTTCCAGTTCCAGGAAATACATATCTTTATGGCACTCCAGCAAGAGTTGCTGCTTTAGATGCAGACATACAAGATGCTATCAATGATGGTGTTGTAGTTATTTCTTCTGCAGGAAATAGTTATTGGAAAATGGACATTGCTGGAGGACTTGATTATAACAATTATATCACAAGTTCAGGCACAATCATTTATCATTCTAGAGGGTCATCACCAGGAGCTGCAGATAATGTAATTTGTGTTGGTTCTTTAGGAACTGATCCAGACTTAGAACAAAAATCTGATTTTAGTAATTGTGGACCAAGAGTTGATGTATATGCTCCTGGTACTAATATAATATCATCTGTATACAGCACATCAGCAGCAAGTGAGTTTGGAATAACTTTAGCAAATGATTCAAGAAACTCTTCATATAAAATAGGTTCTATCTCAGGAACAAGCATGTCTGGACCACAAGTTGCTGGTGCCATGGCATGTTTAGCAGAACAATATTCAAGAATTAATAATTCATTTGTTTTGAGGTATTTAAAAGAAAATTCTCAAACAGCAGTTTATCAAGGAGTTGGAATTAATACTTCCCCTTATAGAAATACTCAGGATTCTCCAAATAGACTTTTAGTTTATAAACAAGAAAGATTAATTGCTGATTCTATAAAACCATTTACTCTTGATCCTTATGGTTCTGTAGTCACTCAACCAAGAGAAAGATTTAATACAAGAAGTGCATCTGGGTTAAAGTTTCCAAGGAGAAATACTTTATTCTAATAAATAAAAAATAAACAAAAATAATTATGTTTGGTCATTATTTTTATCATAAATCTATTCAAAAAACTGTAACTGCATTTGGAACATTATTTAATAATATCCAAATTAGACATTTTGATGACTCTGGAAATCCAATCTCAGTATTGAAAGTTCCTCTTGCATATGGACCAACTCAAAAGTTTTTGGCAAGACTTGACCAACAACCTTCTGGTGATAGAAAGTCTGCAATAACTCTCCCTAGAATGTCATTTGAAATGACTTCTATCGATTATGATTCGCAAAGAAAATCTTCAGTAATTCAATCTTTTACTTCACCTCAAACTGATAGTGGGTCTCCTGCAAAAGTTTATAATCCAACTCCATATAATATTGGATTTGAACTTAGCATCATGTCAAAAGTTCAAGATGATGTTTTGCAAATTGTAGAACAAATTCTACCATTCTTTCAACCATCATTTAATGTTACTGTTAGATTGATTCCTGAGATTAATGAGTATAGAGATATTCCTATAGTTTTGAACAGAGTTGGATTTAGAGATGACTATGAAGGTGATTATAGAACAAGAAGAATACTCATATACACCTTGACTTTTACTGCAAAAACTTATCTGTTTAGTGAAATACCATCTGATAGTCAAGGATTAATTAAGAAAGTTCAAGTTGATTATGCAACAGATGCTTTATTAAATGCCAAAAGAGAAATTAGATATACAGCAACACCAAAAGCACTTCAAGATTATAATGGAGATGCAACCATAGATTCTGATGATGATCCATTAATTCCATATGGGGATGATTTTGGGTTTAATGAAGAAATTGTAGATTTTCAAGACTTCAAAGAATATAGTTCCTCTTTAGGTACTGATGTTTGATATATAGTGTATGGATAATAATTTTTCACATATAGAAAAATCTTTAGATATAGAAACAACCATCGTTCCTATATCAAAGGAAGATATTGATTTGAGAACTCCAGAAGTTTCAAATGATCCTCAAAAAGATTATGAGTATAGTAGAGGTCAACTATACAGTTTAATATCAAAGGGTCAAGAAGCAGTAGATGGAATACTGGAGATTGCACAAGAATCTGGTCATCCTAGAGCATTTGAAGTTGCTGGTCAATTAATTAAATCTGTTGCAGACACTACAGATAAGTTAATTGATTTGCAGAAGAAAATGAAGGAGTTAGATGCTCCACAGAAAGGACCAACCACAGTCAACAATTCACTGTTTGTTGGTTCAACAGCAGAGTTGTCTAAGCTTATAAAACAAGGTCTTCTAAATAGTGTAGAGGAATAATATTTTTTAAAATGCGAGATCCAAAAGGACCTGTAAAATCATATAAGACTCCAAAAGAAATTGCTACAAAGCATAATGTTTCTTTGGATAAGATCATCAAACAGGTCAAAATGGGAACCAAAGTTGAAGGTGAGCACACTACAAGTAAGTCAGGTGCAAAAATCACTGCCCTTCAACACGTAGATGAACTTCCTGATTATTATACTAAACTCAAAAAAGTTGAAAAAATTAAAGAAGGAAGTTTACATCAATGGTTTAAAGGATCTAAAGATAAAAGTGGCAAACCTGGATGGGTTAATGTTGTAACTGGAGATAGTTGTGCAAGTGACAAACCTGGGGAAGGAGTTCCTAAGTGTGTTTCTTCTTCTAAAAGAGCAAGCATGACACCAGCAGAAAGACGTTCTGCAGCAGCAAGAAAAAGAGCAGCAGATCCTGGACAACAATCAAAATCAGGTGCTTCTAAACCAACTTATGTTTCTACAGATAAAAAAATGAAAGAAGAATTTATGTCTGAAGAAGACAAGAAAGGTAAGGGTAGTGGTGAAAAAGATGCTTGCTACCATAAAGTAAAGGCAAGATTTAAAGTTTGGCCAAGTGCATATGGTTCTGGAGCACTGGTTAAATGTAGAAAAGCAGGTGCTGCAAACTGGGGAAATAAATCTGAAGAAGTTAGTGTAGATCAACAATACGAAAAAGATACAAAGTATTGTCTTCTCTGCAGAAAAAATGAAACCAGAGCAGAGTGTTCATATGGTCCAACCATGTGGGACAGATATTCTATTGCTAAAATTCATCCTGCAAATGAATCAAAGATTCATGAAGACCATAAAGAAATTGCCAGTGGTAAGAAGAAAGATGAAGAAGGATACATGGCAAGAGTTGAGTTTGATCAAATTGAAAGAGCAGTTAATATTTTAAGAAGTAGAATTAAAAAAGGTGATCAACAAATTCCTGCTTGGGTTCAATCAAAGATTACCAGAGCAGCAGATTTTATTGATACTGCAGCAGAATACATGCAAAGTGATGAGGATGTTTCTGAAGGCATGGATATGAAAGCTTTCAAAGCACAACGCAGTAAAGTTAAGAGGAGTGAAAAAAGAGCAGCAGATAAAATTGCCCCTGGTCGTAGAGCAGGAATTCATAGTGATAGGCTTTCTCCAGAGAGAGCAGCAAGGCATCGTGCTAATGTAGATCCTGACTTTGAGGGCAATGACGAAAGAAACTATCCAGGTGGTAAGTTGAGAGCAAAGAAAGTTCGTAAGGCAAAAGCACTTGGAGAGTTGGGAGAGGCATGTTGGACAGGATACAAACAAGTTGGCATGAAGAAAAAGGGTAAGAAAATTGTTCCCAACTGTGTTCCTGCAAATGAAGATACCTGCAAGACATTCTCACAATTTATGCAGATAGCAGAAGCAAACAAAAAAGTAAAAATCAGCACAAACAAACCTATTGAATACAAAGTTGCAGATATTGGTCCAGGTGGCAAAGAACATAATGTAAAAACTTCTAAAGGATGGAAAGATATAAAAGAAGTTGCTGCATGGCAGAGAAAGGAAGGTAAGAATCCATCAGGTGGATTAAATGAAAAAGGAAGAAAATCATACGAAAGAGAAAATCCTGGTTCTGATTTAAAAGCACCTCAACCAGAAGGTGGTCCACGTAAAAGATCTTTCTGTGCTCGTATGGGTGGAATGCCTGGTCCTATGAAAGATGAAAAAGGACGTCCAACAAGAAAAGCACTGGCCCTTCGCAAATGGAAATGTTAATATGAAATCCTATAAACAGTTTCTTTCAGAATCAGTAAATATTTCTGGTAATGCATCAGTTGGAACTATTATTGTTGGGGGGCAACCAGTTCCTCAACAAGTAGGAGAAGATTTCTCTGTTGATTTTGTTTGGCAAGGTAGTATCTACAGAGTAGATATGATTGCTGAAAATGGCATTCCATCCAAAGATGAATTAACAGAAAGCCTTCAAAGTGAGTATCCTGGGGCAATTATTCATAACATATACCCAGCAACTCCAAAAAATACAAACATTACAAAAGTAAGTAGGTATCACCCAGCAAAATTAGAGTGGATTTGAAATTATGGCTCAGTGGAATAAAACTACACAAGATTATTTAAATCAAGAAAGAAGTCTTTTTGAAGTTAATATTTGTGCAGATAGGTATGGTAATATTGACGGTTGTCACGGAACTGCAAGTGCTAATAGTGCTTTTGGGGAAAATATTTCAGTTCCAATTACTCCTGTTCTTCAACTGGATGGATTATATGGTTTAAATTCTGATAGATTTGAACTTTACACATCATCAACTGGTATTACAACATCAAATACTTTGATGACTGTAAAGACTGGAACAGGTGCTGGTGGATATGCTGTTATTCGTTCTAAAAGGGCAGTAAGATATCGTCCAGGACAAGGTGCTCTTGCAAGATTTACTGCAAAATTTGATGAAGGTAGAACTGGTTATACTCAAA